ATTAGAAAACTTGTAGTAATATTTAACTCTTTAAGATATCGTATAAAAAATGTTAAAAGAGTTAGTGGTTTTAGTAATCAAGAAGATTTTATTTCTATTATAGGACAAAGTAAAGATTATCTAAATAAGCTTTATGAAGTATTAAAACTTGCTGCTTCAAATGAAAAATATAAAGATTTTTTAGAAATTATATTTGAAGCAGCTTTAGAAAATAGAAGAGCTTTTATAAGAGGAAGTACAGCTGTAACTATAAGGGTTTTGAGTATTATTTTAAAGTGTTTAAATGAAGTAAATCATAAACTAGAAATTCAATTACTTTATAATGCAATTAATAATCAATTTAAAGAATATTTTATAGATGGAAAAAATATAGACAGTTATTACAGCAGTTTACTACGAATAGAGCTTTATAATAATATGCTAAAAAATAATACAACTATTTCACAGTCAGATAAAAGTAAACTTGAATTATTTAAGCAAGAGCTTTTGCAAGAAAAATATTCAGGTTTTGAAGAAATACTTCAAACTTATTACGAACTAAAAGATGAAGAGTATTTTTTAAAAGAAAATGTATTGTTGAAAGATTATATAAGAATAATTCTTTCTTAAGATTCTTAAACAAAAAATTATAAATAGTTTAAAAACTGTATATTATATTATAGTAATTTTAAAATAAAAACAGAGAAAAAAAATGAAAAGAAAAGTAAAGAGCTTTGATGATTGGCTATTGGTACCCCAATATTCGGATATTAAAAGTAGAAAAGAAATTGATATAAGTTCTAATCTTTCTAGTAAAATTGAATTAAATATTCCTATCATATCTAGTCCTATGTCAACAGTAACAGAAGCAACAATGTGCAATAGCATCAGAAAACTTGGCGGATTAGGTATCATACATAGATATAACAGCATAAATTTTCAAACAAAATTGTTGTCATATGTAAATGAAGAAAAATATAAATCTGCAGCAATTGGCGTAACTGGAGACTACAAAGAAAGGCTTACTTCATTAGTAGAAGCTGGTTTAGAAATTGTATGCATTGATATTGCACATGGTGATCACGTTTTAATGAAAGACTGTATTAGACATGTTAGAGAAAATTTTAAGAATCTTTATATAATTGCAGGCAATGTTTCCACTGGAGAAGGATTTAAAAGAATTTCAGAATGGGGTGCAAATGCAGTTAGAGTTTCTGTAGGAAGTGGAAGTATTTGTACGACTCGTATTCAAACTGGTCATGGTATTCCTACGATTGAAGCAGTTTTTGAATGTAAAAACTTTAAAGATAAATATGGTTTGGATTCAAAAATAATTGCAGACGGTGGAATAAAAAACTCTGGTGATATTGTAAAATCACTTGCAGCAGGTGCTGATTTTGTAATGCTTGGATCTATGTTAAGTGGAACAAAAGAAACGCCTGGTAAATTAATGTATTCAGAAGAAGGCAAGAAATATAAATCTTATAATGGAATGGCTTCTAAAATTGCACAGAAAAACTGGAAAGGAAGTTACTCTTCTGTTGAAGGAGTTTCTTCTACAGTTCCGTATAAAGGGACACTGTCAAAAGTTATAAATGAAATATCATCTAACATAAGAAGTGGATTATCTTATAGCGGGTGTAGATCAATACAAGAATTACAAGAGAATGCTTTATTTGTTGAACAAACATCTTTTTCTCATGTAGAAAGCAAACCACACATTTACAACAGAAAGTAAAAAACAATGCCAGTAAAGCTAGTATTAGGTCTCCAGCATGGAGACGAAGGTAAAGGAAGAGTAGTCGATGATTTATGCGAAAATTGGGCAGAAGTCGTAATAAGATTCCAAGGTGGCGGCAATGCTGGTCACACTGTATACGATAAAAAAGGAAACAAGTTTGTTACACATATTCTTCCAGTCGGTGTTTTAACAGAAGGCGTAATAAATTATATTGCAAAAGGATGTGTCATAAACCCTATTGACCTTGCAAAAGAGATTAAAGAATTTAATGTCACACCTGATCAACTTAGAATTAGTGGACTAACTCCACTAATTGAGCCAGTTCATATTTGGTTAGATAGAGTAAAGTATCAAGGAAAAATTGGTACAACAGCTAAAGGAATCGGTCCTGCATACTCTTCTTTTTATGCAAGGGATTCAATTCTTTTTAAAGATTTTGTTAATAACTTTAACAATTCTTATGAAAAAATAGTAGAAAATATAGAAAATTTTCTAAATAACAACAAAGAAATAAAGTTTGATGAAGAATCTTATCTAATGTTTTTGGAAGAGTATACAAGAAAAACTAGTGAAATATGGGAATGTGCAAAAATTCTAAAGCCTTTCATCACAGAAAATGAAAATTACATTCAGGATTGTTACAGACAAAACAAAAACATATTACTAGAAGGAGCTCAAGGCTGGGGGCTAAATGTAATGTCTCCAGAATATCCTAACGTTACTTCATCTATGCCTACAATTGGTGGTGCTATTAACTCTACAGGTTTGAATCATAAACAAATCGATGAAGTAATAGGTGTAATAAAATCTTATAAAACAAAAGTTGGAAAAGGAAACTTTAAAAGCTTATGCGATGAAGTAAGCGAAAATATTTTAGTTGAAATAGGAAAAGAATATGGAGCAACAACAGGAAGAAAAAGAAGATGTGGATGGCTTGACATGAATGAAGTTAAGCAAGCTTGTTTAGAAAATGGAGTAGATCATATTGTATTAACTAAAACTGACGTATTTACTCATATAATTGATCAAAAAATATATTACGATGATAAAATTGAAAATGTTAATAAGATTAATTCTCCTTCTTTAAAAGATGAATCATTTGTTTCTTTTTTAAATCTAGTTAAAACTAAATCGCAAGTAAACAAGATATCTTTTACTACTGGTCCAAATAGAGGAGAAATTTCATGGGCTTAAAAACAATTCATAAAGGTGACTTAGTATCAATATACAACAAGAATTTAATTGGAATAGTACTAGACGATTCTTATCATGAAGCTAGAGAAGTCATGTTTATGAATTCTTTAAACGTAATAGTAATAGAAAAAGTATTCAATCCTTTCGTAAATCAAATAATCAATACACTCAAGGAATAAAATGATACCAAGGTACAAAGTTCAAGAAATACACGATATCTGGAAATCTGAAAATAAGTTAAATACTTGGTTAAAAGTTGAATTATCACATTTGGAATCTCTTTTAGCTAACAAAGAAAATAAAACAATAACTCAAGAAGAACTTGATATTATAAAGAAAAACGTTAAAGTTGATAAAGACAGATGGAAAGAAATAGAATCAATAACTAATCATGATTTGCAAGCATTTGTCCAGATGTTAGAGGAGAGTATACCTGACAATAGTGGAAGATGGATACATTATGGCTTAACATCTTCAGATATTATTGACACTTCTTTGGTTTTATTATGTAAACAAAGTTTAAAAGTAGTAGTAGATTATTGTGCTATTGCTACTTATCATATAAATAATCTTATCAAGAGTAAAAGATCAAAGAATCAAATACTTTCAAGAACTCATGGAAAAGTTGCAGAAGTTCAAACTTACTGCGACGTATTTAGAAGATGGGAACACTTGATAAGAAGAGCGTTTGATGATATTATAATGACATCTTCAAAACTAAACTTTGGAAAACTATCGGGACCGTCTGGGAATAATACAATTAATTCTAAGGCAAATGAAGCTTACGCTTTGAGTCAGTTAGGACTAATTCCAACAGTTTCATCTCAAATAATTTCAAGAGACATGTTTTTAGATTATTTCTATTCTATGCTTAAATTAGTGTTAGCTGCTGAAAAAATTGCATATGATATTAGAATATATTCTATAGACGGAATAAACGAAATGTCTGAGCCATTTAGGGATGGGCAGAAAGGATCTAGTTCTATGCCTCATAAGAAAAATCCTATATTGACAGAAAACATTTGCGGATTAACTAGATTGTATAAGTCTTATTTTCAAACAGCAATAGATAATTGCTTGACACTTTTAGAAAGAGATATATCTAATTCTTCTTCTGAAAGGATTATATTTAAAGATGCTGCTCATATTTGTTGTCATGTTATATATAAACTTTCTATTGTTTTAGAAGGATTAAACATCCATGAAGAAAAAGCACAAGAAAATATAGATATAAACTTAGAAAAAGTAAACTCTCAAGAAAAATTAAATAAGCTTATATCTGAAGGCAAATCAAGAAAAGATTCACACGATTTATCTAGTTAATTTCTTGCTAATACAATCAACAAGTGCCAATAAAGAAGACTGCATACATTCAGAGTCAAGAGCAAGAACTATAGGTTTAACTAGATCATCAAAATATTCAGGATCGTTATTGTAATAATCACACGTATTATTGTAAGTATTATTGCATTTAGGTTTTCTATAAGAATCCAAAGTCTCAGGATTGTCACAATGAAACTGGACATGGTCAGCATACTCTTCAGTATTTACTTGACCATCGTTATTACCATCAAAGTGATCGTAAAGTTCTTCTTTGGTAATATTATAGTTGTTAAATGATTCTTCGTTAATCTTACTAATAAAGTCTTTTGTTATTCTTCTATTACTCATTTTCTATCTTTCTATGTCTATGTATTTTATGAATCTATTTAACTCTAGCTTTTCTACAGATTTATTTATCCCAAAGCCTGTTGTACCTGTTCTCTTAGAATTAAGTAATCTATTAATGTCACTTATTGCTAACAAAAACTTTGATTTATTTATTTTATATTTAGATTTTCTTTTTGAAGCTACTTCATAAAACCTTTTTAAAATAACATTTATGTAAGGCAGTTGTTCAAATAAATTTTCTTCAATGCTTTTTGTTTTGTCTCCCATGTAATAACTATAAGTGTTAAAAAATGAAAGAAGCTTTCTACCAGAGTTGCAAACTTCGTATATCTTGTCTAATATTTCTTCTTGAAGGTCAAATTCATTATATTTTAATAAGCATTCATTAGAACAACACATCCTTTTTAATTCTAAAATACATTTGTTAATTTTGTTTTTTATTTGCGGCTTATCACTTTTATCTTCTAACTCTTCAATACAAGATTTTTGATATCTTGAATATAGAATATTACATTCTCTACTGTAATATTTCATTACACTTTTTTCTTTTACATTTTCTATACTTTCTTTTGATTTGTCTTCTAGTAGCTGAAATAGTTCTTTTGTTATTTCAATCAATTCGTCTTTACAATTTAAAACTTTTGAATAAGTTTCAACATAATATTTTAAAGAATATGCGTAATCTAAAGAGCTTGAATATTTTTCAAACATTACTTTAGATTTTTCTTTTGTTTCTTCTTCCTTTAAAATAGTATAAATCTTTTTATAATTCATTTTGACCTCTTTAACGTGCATGTTATTATAAATATATTATAATAACACAGTAATATATAATTATATGATTAAATAAACAATAAGGATTAAAATGTTAAAAATAGGGCAGAAAGCATGCCATTATATGTCATCACATAAAATAGGCACTATTATAAATATAGAAAACAAGAAGTCTAATATAATGACTATAGGCGGAACAACCACAAATTTTACAATTATTTCAGTACAATTTGAAAATGGTGAAGTTATCAAATACAATTCAGGAGAAGTAATAAGATCATATGATTAAAGAAATGTTAATTTGTTATTCGTTAATGAACATGACAGGAATTGTTAACGAAGAGAATATTTGTAATAATGTTAAGTCAATACATGAAATAACAAAGAAATATAAAATTAAGCCTGAGCTTTATGTTTCTTTGTTATGGGTAGAAAGTAACTTTAATAAAAATATTAAAAGCTATACAGGGAGAGCTTGTGGAATATCTCAAGTTGTTCCTAAATATACTAGACCAAAATATACTTGCGATGAATTAAACAAAGATCAAATAGTAGCAATGGAGCAAGGAGCAAGAATATATTCTTTATTTAAATCATACTCTGAAGGTAAAGATAATTTAAATCTTTGTGCTTACAATCAAGGCTATAGATGTAAAGGAGAAAAAGGAGAAAAATATGTAAAGATGGGAATGGGCTATGCAAAGAAGGTTAAGAAATTTCAGAATAGACTTAATAAACAAATTTACAAAAACAAGATAAATTTAAAAGCTATTTCTAATTTTTCTAATGGTGTAGTTAAACAAATAAAAAAGTTTTTTTAGAAATACATTTTAAAACAAATCGTGTTTTTATTAAAAATTTATAATATTATTACCCAGGAGGTTAATATGGATTATAAAAAATTATATAAAAACTTAGAAGAATCAATTAAAAGAGATTATAATACAATAATACATTTAAAATATGATCATCAAGATAAGGTTTTTATTCAACTTAATGTTATTTTTATTAATAAAAGTAATCCTTGGAAACATAGATTTTACGCTTTAATGCATGAAGTAGGACATATTATTATAAATAGTAGAAGTGACAAGGATTTAATGTATGTCAATGATTATGAAAATAATAAAAATACAAAGAAAACAGCAATTAAAGTATTAAATGAAGAAATTGATGCTTGGAATGAAGGTAGAAGATATGCTAATAAAAGAATTAATTATAAAATTGACAAAATGTATTATGAAAAAATAAAAACTGAAAGTGTATTTTCTTATATTAAGACTTCTATTAGAAATATTTACGGTTCTAAAGTAAACATATAAGGCAGTTTATGAAAAAAAGAAATATTATATTTAATGACAAATTTAAAAAGCAAAACACTACTAAACAAGTAATTAAAAAAGAAACTAATATTACTAGTCCTTCTAAAAAAATTAAAACTATAGAATGGAAGTTTGAAGTAAACCAGTTAGTTTATATTAAAACTCATGAAGGAAAAAAGTTAGGTATAATAATTGCTAATGAAAGATTTAGAAAAAGACAACTTGAACAAAACATTTATGTTGTCTTAATAAATAATGTTATAAGCAATGTTCAAGGCGGACAAATAAGAAATATTTAGACGTGTAAATTTAATACTAAGTTTATAAAATATAAACATTAATAATTTAAATATTTAAAAGGATTTTTTTTAAAATGAAACTTAATACTAAAAGAGACGGAATTAAATTTGGAACTAATATATTAAATGTTTCTGTTCCTCATCAATTAAGAAAACGATACAAATGTGAAATAGAATATATTGATGGCGCGTTTGGAGGAAAAGGATTTACTCCTTCAACAATATCATTGTTTACTGGTGAACCTGGATCTGGTAAAACAACTTTAATGCTTGCTCTTGCAGATGCTTTAACAAAACAAAATTATTGTTGCTTATATAATACAGCTGAAGAAAGCTTGTTTCAAATTAAAGTTACATGTGAAAGACTGTTGCTTAACAATGGCTTTGTAGCAGGTCAAGAAAACTATGTGCCTCGTTTGCTTGCTCAATGTGATATTTTAAGAAACCAAAACCCAGGAAAACCATTCTTTTTAATTGTAGATTCTCTTCAAACACTTAATGATGGTAAATATGGTGAAAATCATGTAAACAACACTTCAGCTATTAGATCATTACAGATGTTAACAAATTATGCAAAAGAGCATTATATCAATGTTATTTGCATTGGACAAGTTAATAAAAGTGGCAATATGGCAGGTAGTCAAAAGCTTAAACATATGGTTGATTCTATGCTACATCTTTCAATAGAAAAGAAAGATGAGGATTTTAAAGGTTATAGAGTGTTAAGAACAACAAAGAATAGATTCGGTGGTGCTGGATGGACATTCTATCTCGATTTATCTGAACAAGGCTTTACAGAAGTTGCTCGAGTTGGCGAAAAGAACGATGCTTAAACCTGTAATATTTTACATGTTAGGTTCGACTTTAGCTTTTATACAAAACAACTTTTCTTATATGTTTAAGAATCATCAAGAATTAAAATATTATGTTGTACTTGTACTAGGTATTCCTATAAGTTATTTATTTTTATTTTCTTGGGATTACATAATGCAAGAAACAAATTCAGCTTGGACAGCTAAATTTTTATTCTTTGGATTATCATACATAATGTTTCCAGTCTTAGCATATTTCTTTTTAAACGAATCACCTTTTACTTTAAAAACTTACATATCAGTTTTTCTATCTATTGTAATAATATTAATTCAATGGAAACTATAAAAAAACTAGTCGTGTATATTAAAAATTAATGAATTATTATTTTAACATGGTTATTAAAAATTAATTAATAAGGAAATTTAATATGAATATTAAAAACTTCTTGGACACATCTTCAAAATTACCACCTCATATTGCAGTTCTTATGCGAGGTCCAACAGGAATTGGCAAGTCTGCTCTTGTACATCATCTAGCAAAAAATCACTTTAAAAAGCCTTTCATTGATGTAAGAGGTAGTACAATGAGTGAAGGAGACGTAGGAGGATATCCAGATATTGATGGTATGAAAGAACATGGAGTAATGACTTTTTGTTTGCCCTCTTGGTATATTAAGGCTTGTAAAGAACCAGTAATTCTTTTTCTTGATGAATTAAATCGATCTTTACCTGGAGTTACTCAATCTTTCTTTCAAATTGTTCTTGATCGATGTTTATCTAATGACATTAATGGTGAACCAATTAAATTGCACCCAGAAACTAGAGTTTTCTCTGCAATAAATAGTGGAAGTGAATATGACGTACAGGAAATGGATCCTGCATTATTAAGAAGATTTTGGGTATGTGACTTAGAAAACACAAAAGAGGACTGGATTAAATGGGCTTTATCAAATAAAATTGATAATTTAATGATTGAATTTATCAATAAAAACCCTGGTCATTTAAGAGTAGACCCTAGTAAAGTTGAACCCGGGACAGTTATTCCAACAAATGCTTCTTGGTCAAGATTAGATGAATGTTTGAAATATTCTAAAACTAATTTAATTGATTTAATTGGAAAGAAAAATTCAAACCTTTATAATCTTTCTGCAGGTTTAATTGGTAAAGAAGCATCAATTGAATTTGTTGATTTTATTAGAAACTATAAAATAAATCTTACAGCTGAAGATATTTTAATGAGTTATGATAAAGTAAAAGATCAAATTAAAGAGTTATCAAATGATAGAATTAATACTATAATTTCGCATCTTGCAGAAAATGCTAAAGAAAATGAATGGACTCCAAAACAAGCAGAAAATGTTTCTGAGTTTGCAAAAACAATTTCTGAAGAAATGTTAATTCATTTATGGGGATTAATTGCTGACTGCAAAAACATTAAAACAATTACAAAGTTCCACAGATATATTGGATCTCACATTGTTGATGTTGTAAATGAAAGTAAAACTCTGTTTAAAAACTAAATCATGTTTTTTAAATAAATTCATATTATAATTTTATTATAATCAAGCAAAGGATTTATATATTATGTCAAATAAAACAACACAAAATGATTTATATGTTCAGAAAGAATTTAATCAGGAAAGATATGATTCTTTTAATTTAGGAAAACACTTAGTAAGTCTAATGTGGAAAGAACCTTTTTATACTAGAATATTAAGATCAATAACTAAAAAAGAAACAGATCAAATTCCTACTGCTGGTGTTACTGTAAGTAATGGTGATTTTTTAATGGTTTGGAATCGAAAGTTTTTATCTTCATTAAATGATTTACAAGTAAGCGGTTTGATCAAACATGAAATGCTTCATCTTATTTATGATCATGTTTCTTCTAGAAAAAAAGATCCTCACTTGATTTGGAATTACTCTACTGATCTTGCTATTAATTCTACAATTCCACGAAAAGAACTCCCAAAAGGAGGCTTAATACCTGGCGTTGCTTTTGAACCTTTAACAAAAGAAGAATGTGAAAATTTATCACAAGAAAAAATTGATAGATATTATAAGATTTCAAAGTTAATTGAAAGTCTACCTATAAATAAGACTTCTGAATATTATTACAATGCATTGATTAATGATGAAGATTTAAAAGAACATGCAGAAGAAAATAGCGGAGGAAGTGGTGGTTTTTGTGACCCTATTCCTGGAATAGGGTTTGATGACCATGAAGGTTGGGGTGAAATAAGCGAAGAAGAAAGAGAACTGGTTAAAGCAAAGCTTGAAGAAATAATGAAAGATGCAATGAAAGAAGGTGAATGCAAAGGATGGGGAACTTTGCCTGCTCATATCATTAAAGATCTTACTAAAATGTATGCAAAAACAATTAATTGGGCTGAACTGCTTAAGATTTTTTGTGGTTATACTAGAAATAATGAAAGAACTTCTTGTATTAGAAGACTAAATAGAAAATATCCGGGAATACATGCTGGCGTTAAAAAGAACTATAAACCTAAGATTGCTGTTTATGTTGACGAAAGTGGATCAATGGGAAGTGAAGAGCTTGAAAAGATTTATGCAGAACTTACTAATTTAAGTAAAACAAACGAATTCTACGTATATAAATTTGATTCTGACGTAGATGAAGAATCAGCTTTCTTATGGAAAAAAGGTAAGCGAATAAATTTAAAAAGAAACTTAACAGGTGGCACTTGTTTTAATGTAGTTACAGAACATGCTTTGAAAAACAAATCAAAGTTTAATGGTTATATGATAATGACAGATGGTTGTGCTCCTAAGCCAAGACCTTCGCATGGTTTGAAAAGAGCTTGGATAATAATCCCAGGATATGAATTAGGATTTAAAGTCGATAGAAAAGACTTCGTAATTAACATGAAATAATTTAACAAAGGAAAATATATGTTTTATAATTGCAATAGTGAAAAATTTGAAATTAGAACCTCAAATAATTGTTTTAAATTGTATCATAAGTCTTCGACTAGATATTCGAAAGGATTGACATATATTGGAAAATTCAAGTCAAAACAAGCAGCTGAAGAAGCCGCAAAAAAGTACTCAAGCTAAAAAGCTAAGATATAAAATTACTATTGATAGAAATGGTCTTTCTGAAAGAGATAGGGGTATTGTTAGGTATGCACTGCAATCTAAGTCTCCAAAGGATGCAATTAGAAGATCAGAATTACTATTGCAAAAGCATAAAGATAGAGAAATTAGAATTCCATACTTTGCTAAGCTATTTCTAAAAGCATTAGCAATTTCAGCAGAAAATGATTTAGGAGACTTAGATGTTTAATTCTGCAATTAATTCTTTAATTTTAAAATACAAAAGTGAAGAATTAAAATATAGTACAGAGCTTGAGCTATTGAAAAATAATTCTATGGTAATACCAGATCATTATAATTACGTTTCAAATTTAGAAAGCTTGTTTATTGAAATATCAAAAGTAAAAGGGCTTATAAGAGAATTAGAAAGTCAATTAGATAATAACACAAAATACTAATGGCTATAATAATTTATACTCTATTATTCGCAAAAAATTGTAAAAGACATCACAATTCTATTGATTCATTAATATCTTCGTATCTTTTTGAAATTACGATCCTTATGATATTAATGAATTCTATTGAAAAAATTATAAAATGATATTAAAAAATAACAACAGAGTAATCCAGATTGATTCCAGATTTGATGAAGACAATAATATAATAATATATTTGTTTAATAATGAAAATCAAATCTGGGAACAAATTTATAAATTAAAAGTTAACAAAAAGCAGCATTTTAAAAAATTAAATAATAACCTTAATTCAATTAAAAACTTTGACTTATTTGAGGTAATAAATAATGATTAATGAATTTAATAGCTTTATTTCAAAAATGAATGAATCAACTTCTTCTAATGATAAAACAGAAACAATAAGATTTTGTTCTAATAGTATTAGAAAATTACTATATTATACTTACAACAATTTTCAGCAGTATTATATAACGCCAAAAATTTTAAATAAAAGACAAGATCTTTGCAATAAAAATACAAAATTTGAAAGTGTATTTGATCTACTTGATTCTTTGAATAATAGAATGATTACTGGTCATAAAGCAATTGAAGAAACAAATGGATTTATATATAAAAATTCAAATTACAAAGAACTGTTATATTTAGTACTCGAAAGAAATCTTAAAGTAAGAGCTTCTGTTAAACTTATCAATAAGGCTATTCCTAATTTAATACCAGAGTTTAATGTTGCTCTTGCAAATAAATACGATGATATTACAAAAAAGAAAGTTGATTTTAATGAAAATGTTTGGTTTGTCTCAAGAAAACTTGATGGTGTTCGCTGTCTGGTCATTGTTGATGAAAAAGGAAAAGCAAAATCATTCTCACGATCAGGAAAACAATTTCATACATTATCCTTGGTAGAAAAAGAAATTGAGAACTTAGGCGTTAAAAACATAGTTTATGACGGAGAAATGTGTATTGTTAATGAAAATGGTGATGAAGACTTTCAGAGTGTAATGAAAGAAATTGGTAGAAAAGATCACACCATACAAAACGGTTTACTTCAAATATTTGACTTCATTCCTAAGAGAATGTTTTCAAAAGGATACGGAGAATCAGGATTATTTTCTCAAAGAACAAGAGCTTTAAAAAGTGTTATTGAAAATAAAGATTCAAAGTATTTAAAAGCACTTGTTCAAACACCTATATCTTCTTTTGATGAGTTAGAAAAGTTAACTTCAAAAGCTTCTGAAAAAGGTTGGGAAGGATTGATGTTAAGAAAAAATGAGCTATACAAAGGTAAAAGATCTAATGATATCTTGAAGGTTAAAACATTTCATGATGCAGAATACAAAGTAAAAGATATTATGACGGGTCCTTTTAGATATGTAAAAGATGGCGTAGAGGTTGAAGAAGAAATGTTAAGTGGTGTATTAATAGAACACAAAGGCTTTAATGTTAGAGTTGGATCTGGTTTTTCTATTGACCAAAGAAAACATTTGTTTTTAAATCCAGAAGATATACTGAACAAGGTAATAACTGTTCAATACTTTGAAGAATCACAAAATCAAGAAGGTGGTTTTTCTTTAAGATTCCCTGTTATCAAAACTATTCATGGCAACGAAAGAAAGA